GGCCTCCGATGGGCGAGTACATCGTGTCTGCGGACATTGCGTCGGGGACCGGCGGGGAGGGCAGCAGCAACTCCAGTATTACGGTTCTGAATCGTCGCACCGGGCAGAAGGTGCTCGGATTCGCGTCCCCCTCAATTCTCCCCTACGACTTGGCGGAATTGGCCATTGCGATCTGCCGGTGGTTCGTGGATTACAAGGGCGACCCGGCGTTTCTGATTTGGGAGGCGAACGGGCCGGGCGGATCCGAGTTCAAGACCCGCGTGGAATTGAGCGACTTCCAATTCTACTACCGGCGTAAACCGAAGGATTCGGCGCTCCACGCCCGAGACACGGGGAAGGCCGGCTACTGGACGCAGCCTCGTAGTGCTCTGCTTGGACCGTACCGAGAAGCGTTACTTGAGGGCCACTTTGACAATCCCGACAAGGATGGGATCGAGGAGTTACGTCAGTACGAGATGGGGCAGGACGGGGAGCCGTACCATTCGGCGTCGAAGAACAAGGATGACCCAAGCGGCGCTGGGGCAGCCCACGGTGACCGGGTGATTTCCGACGCATTGGCATGGCACGCCTCGGTGACATTTGGGGACCAGGCAAAGAACCGGTCCAGGAGGAGCCAGATAAACGTGATGAACGTCCGCGAGGGGCAAGTGCCTGTAGATTCGGCAGCCCACCGCAGGGCGATGTACCTGACAATGTTGCGGAAGAAGAAGTGCGAATCAAAGTGGTAAAGGAGAAGGGATGATCGAAGTTGAAATCAAAGAGGGATTGGAATTGGATCATGCAGTAGTCGTTGCGGCCGGAATTCCACACGTTGTGGGTGTGTCGTGCATTTTCGTGTCCCATCGTGAATGGGACGAGATGCGGGGAATCGAGCACCCGACCTGCGAAGGCGACATAGCCTGCATCGAATTTTATCCGTCAACGGACCTGAACGATGCGTTTGCAGCCGCGGAGAAAGTGGGGCTATTCTCTGAGACATTCTGGCGTACGCTAGGCATGGATGAACTGGGTGAGACTTGGGCCGTCTTTGAACAAGACGGATGCGTGAAGAAGACTGTTGTGGGCGAGCACGCCACCCCTGCCCTTGCTATCTGTGCGGCAATCCTGAACATGAAAGGAAGCCAATGATCATCAATCCCAACGATCCGGCTATTCGTGGCGGAATTCCCCTAAAGCGAGTCCCAGTAATCCCTTGGGACGCTTTCGTGGCCTGCGGTTTGCGGGTCCACCACGAGGGTAAGGTCAAAATGGCCGTCTTCGCCCCGCAACCCATGGAGACGGCCGAAGAAGCGTTTCAAGTGCTTCGTCTGATCGTGGCGGCCCAGGGTCCGAAACCGGGGCCAATTGCATGGGAAACTGTGCCTGAGACCGTCCGGCGGCACTTTCAGATAGCTGCCAAGTAGGCTGTGGACAAAATCACCGACAAGATTGTCGCTTTTTTGTCCGGCTTTTTGTCCTGGTTGTCCGGCCTTTTGTCCTGGTTGTCCGGCTTTTTGTCCTGGTTGTCCGGCTACTCACTATGGCGGGTATGCCTAACAAGCGGGCACGCTACGCATTCTTGACGTGCTCCAAAACCTCGGTATATTAAGGGGCGTGCACAAGCTATGCCTGTTTTTGTCGCAGACAATGCTTAATCTTTACGCAGTCCCTTGCAAGGAGCAATTCAATGCCCGATTCAGCCCAAAAGGCAATCGAAGACAAGGTTCGAGGTGTGGAAAGCGAGCAGGGTAGCGCCACGGAAACCGGCAGCGATCCCCCGCCCAACTTTGGGCACGGCAGTGCGGCGTCGGCCGGCACCTCCGGCAACATGATGCCGGGAACAAAGAAATGAGCGACACAGAGAAACGTGTCCGCGAATCGGTGGAAGACGCTCGATCCACCGATGATTTGGTTTCTGACGGTCCCTGGTCGGTTGGTGAAATTGAGCCGCTCGACTCGCCTTTGGACAGGGAGACGTTGGACGAGCAAGCCTCGACTCAGATGGGGCCGTGGGAACCTCGACGGCGTGACGCCAACTGAGGACAGTGATGGTATCTCCATCGTACCCGCTGCTAGGCGGCGGGGTTTCTGCCGCAGTCGGGGCCGGTTTGCCGCTACCGCAACCGGCTGGTGAGGATGTTGTGTCTCGTGAAGGAACGACCGAAACGCTTTCCCTTGACTTCATCAAGCGGCTTCGCGACTCGATCCAGATTGCCCAGAATGAGCTTCAGACGCACCGCGAAGGGTATCGCCGGCGATTGGAACTCTATGCGGGCAATGGTTACGGGTCAAATGACGAGAACGTCGATACGCCCCTGAACTGCTACAGCTTGGCCCTGCGGATCTATCAGCGGCGGCTCATCAGCGGAGAACCCCGGGCCTTGGTTCGGAGCCGTTATCCCGACGCGATGGCTGAGGCATACGAATTGTCTCTGGCCTGCGAGCAGTTGTTTCGGGAAATCAACCTCAAGGACACCATCAAGGAGGTTGTGCTTCAGGGGTTGTTGAGCGTTGGCATTGTCAAGGTGGCAACCACGCCCAGGGAAATGAACGAGTCGCTCGGGTTCCTGCACGATGCCGAGCAGCCGTTTTGTGATCCGGTGCTGTTGGAAAACTTCGCCTACGACACCAACGCCAAGCGGTGGGAGGAGATTGATTGGTGTGGCGATCGCTACCGGATGCCGCTGGAAGACCTTCGCAGCAATCCGTTGTTCAATCAGGGTGTGGTTGAGGAGATCGGGGTAGCGGAAACTCGCAAGGATGAAGATCTTCTCAGGGGAGAAGAAGACAGCGTTCAGCGGTTGGGCATTGAGGACACGGCGTTCAGGGAGGAACTTCGTGGTTATGTCACCCTCTGGGATATTTGGCTCCCGAAAGAGGGACTGATTGTCACATTGCCGGACGGTCATGGCGTCCCGCTCAGAATCGATAGATGGGATGGCCCTGAGAATGGGCCGTACCACTTACTGCGATTTGATCCGATTCCTGGGAATATTATCCCGGTTGCTCCCGGTTCTCACCTGGAAGGGCTAGCGAGGCTGTTGAATCGGGCGATTCGAAAACTCGGAGACCAACTGGACCGCCAGAAAACCAACGCGACGATCACACCGAGCGCCAATAGTGCCGGCGACGGGAATACGATCCAGGACGCCAACGACGGAGAAGTGCTCGTTTTGCAAGATCCGAAGAACGTGGGCGAAGTCCGCACCGGCGGGATCGACCAGGCGTCCTACGCTGCCACGCTGGGCTTACGGGACATCTACTCGTGGTTGTCCGGGAATATCGACAGCCTTGGGGGGTTATCGTCTAAAGCCGATACGCTTGGGCAACAAGAACTCATGCTGCAAGGCAGCAATAGCCTGGTCAACGAATTCGACGACAAGTTACTCGATTTCCTGAAGGGTGTGATGACTAGTTTGTCGTGGCATCTCTACACCGATCCAACAGGCACGAGAAAGCTTGTCAAGCGGCTGGAGGGAACGAGATTCCAATCGACTGTCAACTGGGGGCCGGAACGAAGAACGCGAGACTGGTTCCTGTTCGAGTTTGAGGTGGATCCGTTCAGTGTCCATGCCCGGACGCCGGGCGAGCGGCTGCAACTCATCACGCAGTTAATGCCTGTGTCGCTTCAGATGGCACAACTGCAACAACTCTTGCAGCAGAGCGGCGGACAGCTCGACATGGAAGGCATGTGGCGGCTGTTTACGCGGTACAGCGGGCTTTCGGAGTTCTCGGAGTTTCTGACGTTTTCAGGCACTCCCGTCAGTGCTGAACCGAAGTCGGGCAACCGGATGCCTAGTATGAACATTCCTGGCGTGCCCCATGAATACATTCGGAGAAACATAGGCAGCGGGGGACAACAACAAGGGCCGGGGCAGCAGGCGTTGGCACAGATGATGACGATGGGGAACGGAGCCGGGAACGGAAACAAGGGGACATCGCCGTGAGTTGGATGACCGACGAAGCCCGTGCAAAAATAAAGGCGATCAATGCGGGGTTGTCCCACATCCGCCTTCGCAGTTCCACCGCAAAAACATTTCAGTACAGAGGCGGCAAAGTCGTCGAGACGCACAGGCCGGCGGTTCTCCTCGGTCATTCAATGTTCCCTTATCGGTCAACTACGATGGCCGTCGACCCTTCGGAAGTTCCCGTAGTTGCCGAGCGACTGCGGAAAGAAGGGCTGTTTGTGGACTTCGACCGGTCGGGACGGCCGATCATTACCAGTGCCAAACAGCAATCGGACTTGGCCAAAGCGCTAGGCATGAAAACCGGGCGAGACGGCTATGGGCATGTGGATGAATTCGGCCGGTTTCATAACAGCGGACGGCGAAGGGCCGCCGAAGTCGCAGAGGGAAGGGCAAGGGTTCGCAAGGCAATCAACACACTGCAAGCGATGCCCGAGAACGCTTCACCCGACGCGGTAATTGACGTGTTGAACGAGTACGACATCGCTCCCACTTCGGAGAATACTGGATAAATCCAATCAATGGACGGCCGTGCAAAACTGCACGGCCTGAACGGAAACAGGCAACTGCCGGAGTCATGACCGGCGGGTCGATTCCCGTTCTTAGCGGCAGCCTCTTAACGGGACGGCTGTGCGGTTTCGCACGACCGTCCCGTTTCTTTTTTGTGAGGCTGACCACATGGCAAAATCGACCCCGACAGAAACAGTTGTTTCAAGCAATACGCAAGACTTCAGTGACGGCGATATCGTCGATGGTTTCAGTGACGGGCCGGTTGATGACGGCACGCCAATGGGGCTAGGAGGAGAGAAGGGCAATCAGACCGAGCCTGCCAACGCCACGCTGGAAGCCGATATCGCAAGTCAAGACCAAAACACTCCCGGCGACGATCTTCCGCCGGACGATTCCGCTCGTGGTCCGTCCGAACCGGTTCAGGATACCACAAGCGAAGGCGGCGACGAACCGCAAGTTCCTGATGAACCGAAAATACCTGAGTTCCCGCCTGTGCTGCTGCAAATGGCGGGATATGACACGCCCGAAGCGGCGCAACGAGCAGGGTTTCAAGATCCCGCGTCGTTGATGGCTGCCGTTCAGTGGCGAAGTCAACTCCTGGCCCCCGAAGCGACTCCGAAGCCGCCCGAGGACCGATTGTACCGTCAGCCACCCGTCCAGCCGCCTCGGCAGCAACAGGTGCAACAGCCACCCGTTCAGCCGGAACAGCAGGACAATTCAGCCGGTTTCAAACCATTTCAGCCCGCCAACGCTGATCTGCTCGACGAAGAACTGCTCACTCTGATTCAACAGCAGAATGAGCACTTTGCCGACCAGTTTCGGCGGCAGGAAGAACGGTTTACCTCCGAGTTGAAGTCATTGGACGACAGGACATCGGCCCAACAGGCGTTTGACGAAGAGGTCCAATTCGACAAGGCCATTCAGGGCCTGGGCGAAGGGTGGCAGGACACGTTTGGGAAGGGCAACGGCCAGGACTTGGCCGCCGTCGCCAATCGTGACCCGGCATCGATGACCGCGTTCAACCACCGGGCGATGATGTTTGCCGCCGTGGAGGCTGTCCGCGAAGCCAATGCCAAACAGGGGTTCAAGCCCATGACCGTCGAACAAGAGGTGCAGTGGGCACTCATGCAGCGTTATCCCGAGAAATTTCAACAACAACTCCGTCAACAAACCGCCGCCAAAGCCAATGGTCGAAGGGGTGTGCAGGCCAGTCGCCCGACTGCCCGCAAGACCCCGGCAGGCAACAAGAACGAAAGGCTTTTGTCTACCATCGACGCCAAACTCCGAGCCAAAGGGCGAGGGGGATTGGACATGGGAATGGAGGAGGATTTCGACGGGGATATTTAAGTAGGAGCCACAAAAAATGGCAACCATCCAGCCTGGCGACATTGGAGATATTGTCGTCACTACTAGAGCGGAAGATGGGCCCCTGCGGTTTCAGCAGATTGCCCAAAATTTGCCGTTCTACGAAATCTTCTCTCGCTGGTTCAAGCGGGACAAGGTGATGTTTTCGTCCGGTTACAAGATTCAGCGGACTCTGATGACGAAGCTGAACCGGGCCGCGGCCAAGCACGTCGGGTTCCTGGAGCCGGACGCGGTGAACATCATCGATGTCCTGGAAACCATGAGCGTCGATTGGGTCCACGCGATTACCTCCTGGGGACTCATCTACCAGACAGACGTGCTCATGAACAGCGGCAAGGACTTGATCCTCAACATCATCAAGCCTCGTCGAATCGCTTCACTGCTCGGTCTGGTCGAGGACATCGAGGAGTTGGCGTGGGGCAGTGCTCCAGGGACTGGCGACACGGTCAACCCGTGGGCCATCAAGTATTGGGTGACATACAACGCCACCACGGGTCATACTGGCGGCGCTGCCACCGGTCACACGACCAAGGGCGGCGTCAACCCAACCAACACGCCGAATTTCAAGAACTACTCGATTGCCGCCTACACCAGTGTGAGCGACAACGATTTGGTCAAGAGCATTCGGACGGCGTTCCGTGCGTGTCGGTTCGTGAGCCCGGTTTCGCATCCGGACTACCGCGGCCAGATCCGGGATCGATACCGACTGTACTGCAACGAGCAGACAATGACGGCATTCGAGGATGTGGTTCGCAGCCACAACTCGAATCTCGGCAAGGATCTGGCGATGTTTGATGGTGCCGCGTACATCGCGGGCTATCCGATCATCTACGTTCCGCAGTTGGACAATGATTCGACGAGTGACCCGGTCTACGGGATTGACCACTCGACGTTCTACCCGGTCTGCCTCAAGGGTGACTACCTGCGTGAGACCGGCCCGAAGGAGGCAACGGACCAGCACAACGCCTGGAACAACTTCGTCGACCTCACTTACAACTTCCTGGATGTGGACCCGAGACGGTCGTTCGTTGCGGCCAAGTCGGACCCCGCCTGAGAATAGGAGACACTACTCATGGGTTCTCTGAGACATGAAGCAGAGGGCGCGATCGGCCGAGGGCTGAGCCCCGCCATCTGGCAAGCGTACGGATTTATCGGCGGCAACTTGGGTGATCCCTCGTTCCGGCCGTTTTTCTTCGATGACTTCGCTGGTCTGGGGGTCTACGCGTCGGCAACCGCACAGGGTGCCTACAAGACATACCAGGACAGCGGCGTAACCATCCAGCAATGCGCCGCCGCTGATAACAGTGAAGGCGAATTTGGCGTGCTGGAAATTGCCGGCAACGACGCCGACAACGATGAAGGCAGCATCGAGCTTGGTGCTGGCGTAGCCGGTCTGGTCCGACTGGACCCGACCGCCGGCGAACGTGCCGTGGTCGCTTGGGAGGCACGCATCAAACGCACTACCGTGACGGACGATTTCACGGCGTTTGCGTTTGGGATTGGCGAGCCCGCTTTCGCGGCCGCGGACGCTCTCGTCGACAACACAGCCGCCATGGTGGCTGCCGGCAAAGATTTTGTTGGTTTCCAGACGCTTTGTGCGTCGAACGAGGAAATCGACACGATCTACACGATCGGCGGCACAGCTACCGTAGTGCAGGTGAAGGACAACGCCGGCACGTCCGTGGCCGACACATGGATGAAGCTGGGTTGCGTCTACGACCCGCTGGCCGAGTCTGGCCAAACGATGAAGTTCTTCATCGACGGTGTCGAATTGGGCGATTCCGTGACGAATGCGATCATCGCGACCGGCACGGCATTCCCGACCGACGAAGAGATGACGCTGGTTCTGCTCACCAAAAACGGCGACGGAAATACCACAGCCCACCTCGTCTACATGGATTGGTGGGCGATCGGAAGTTACTGCGTTGACTGATTGACTCGCCGCCTGTAGCGGCCTCACAGCCCCCGGCAACCTGTGCCTTCTGCGGGTTGCCGGGGAATATATCGGGTGTCGATTTCCGTAATGGCCCGAAGATGCGGGCTGGGCACTTTGCCAATCGAACCATCTAAGGATGTAAAAAGGAGACATGGAATATGAGTTCCGAAAATACCATTCGGATGTGGAATGATTGCGTTGAGGGAGGTAACGTCCGTCCCAAGCTGAACATCATCGTCAAAACGACCTCCTACACCGTCACTTCGGACGACTTTGGCTCGGTGTTCACTACTCGTGGTGCTGGCGGGGCCATTACCTTCACGTTGCCGGCCGCTTCGTCCGTCAATAAAGGTGACTGGGCACTGTTCATCAACGTTGCAGACCAGAACATGATCGTCGCCGGTGCCGACGAGGGGCTGGTCGTGATCAACGATCTGACGGCTGACAGTATCGCTTTCCAAACGACCAGCGAGAAGATCGGCGGTGCATTCCTGGCGATTTCCGATGGAACAAGCTGGACCGTACTTCCTATTGCAACGGAAACACAGACCGTCACCGTGGTTTCGGCATAACCCCAACACAAGGATAGAAATACCATGTCTCACGAAAATATCATGCGGCTTTGGAATGATGCGTGTCTTTTGGGTCTAATTCGTCCGAAGTTACACATCCTCACCAAAACGACCTCCTACACCGTCACTTCGGACGACTTTGGCTCGGTGTTCACTACTCGTGGTGCTGGCGTCGGCGTCACCTTCACGCTTCCTTCAGCATCTGCGGTGAACAAAGGCGAATGGGTGATGTTCATCAGCGTCGCCAATCAGAACATGATCGTCGCTGGTGCAACCGGCGGGCTGGTCGTGTTCAACGATCTGGCGGCCGACAACATCGGTTATGGAACCAGCAGCGAACTGATTGCCGGTGCATTCCTGGCGATTTCCGATGGAACGAGTTGGATTGTACTTCCTCTCGGAACAGAAACTCAGACGATTGGCGTGGACACGGCGGCTTCGACATCGCCGTCCGCTTCCACGTCTAGTTCAACATCGGCTTCGGCTTCTCCGTCTGCTTCCGCGTCCAGCACACCATCTGCTTCGGCTTCCAATACGGCATCGGCTTCACCGTCCGCTTCCGTCTCCAATACGCCGTCGAGTTCTCCGTCATCCACGTAAGGTCCGACATGGACTTAACCATTATTTACATGACAGCCAACAGAATGCCGAAGCGTTGGGTGGACTTCCACAAAAAGCACCTGTTGGCGGCCATAGATGGTTTTCCGGTAATCACTGTGGTTCCCGAGCCCACCAATCTTGGGTTCGGGGACCAGCAGTTGATCCAGGACATCCCGTGGGGTGGATGGAGTACGTTTTGTATGTGGAATCGTGCAGCAAAGGTGGCGGATACTGAATTTGTCGCAATAGCCGAGGACGATTCGTTGTATCCACGAGAACATTTTGCCACCTTCAGGCCGAACAAGGATGAAGTGGCATACAA